TAGAAACAGTATATTTAGATTAATACCTGAAGGTTCCACTTCGGTATCTTCAACATTAAACACAGTAAGTCAACCTACTATCGATGAGTGTGAATAAAATAAAAGTAGTTAGAAGTCTTACCAACAAACAACTCGACATACCCATTGAGTTGAAATGGGATTTTCAAGGACAAGAAGATTCTATTGATAAATGGCAAGAAGAAACCATAGAAAAAATAATAGGCAAACCAAAAGATTTTGAACTTGCGAGATTCCAAAACAAAGTTTATTCAAATGGATACGAAACTCAAGTAATTTATAATTTTAATTTTTATTCTGGTTTCACAAATTTATCGGATACCGCTAGTCAATCAAAATGGGGTATGAGTTATGCTCCACAACAATTCACAAATAATGAAATATACTACACTGTAAACTCTTTTAAGAACTCATTTTTCAAGTTAGACTTTTATGATACAAATGAAGGGCAAACACAGAAAAATTATTTTTCAGTGATTTTACCTGCAAATCAAAGTTCCGATTTAGACCAATTGATTTCCGATTACCTACCTCCTGTTAAAGTAAGTTACCCAACTTATACTTTAGATTTTATAAACCAAAAAGAAGGTTATTTTTTTTATTGGTTAAAGTCTCGGGATTTTTTGAATATAGATACGTTTTATATGTCAGCAAAATTTTTTAACGGTAAAACAGGTCAGTTTATAAGTATGACAAACACTTGTCAAGGTAATCCTACATTATCGTCAAATAGGTTTAAGTTCGACTCCTCAAAATATTTTTATTATAAAGTAAAACTTAACTATACAGACTTCACCTATGAAATATTTAATTATACGACAGGTGCTGATGTCAGAGTCGGGTCATCAAGTTCACCCATAAATTGGTTTCAATACAATAATCCGATTTAATGGAAGAGCAAAAATATTACATAAAAATATCTCCCGAAGTGATAAAAAGTGATATAAGAACATTCATTTATACCGCTTCCACAGGATACACTTTTTCAATAGACCAAGAGTGTTGTGATTTTACATCTTACACTCAAACATTTACCGCAACTACAGGAACAACAACGGCAATTTTACCAATGTCTTTAGTTGTAACTTCAGGGTCAGGTGGTACATCGTTGATGACTGGTTTAACAATACCAATATTGTTTACTCAAAATACTGTGGATTTAGGATATTATTCGGTTTTTGACGGTGCGATAACCCAAAAAGACGTAATAACAAATTTTTTATTCTCAGCGGTAACGGGTGCCAATTCCTCAACTTATTATGTTTATAACACATCTGACATAACATATCAAAAATTTTTAAAAAATAGTACTTTTAAGATAGATTGGGGTGATGGGTCACAGATACAGACAATTACAAATTTTGCACCTAATTCAACTCCACACGTTTATCCTACAGCACCTGCGACGTATACAATAAAAATGTCAGGGATTACTATGTTTGGATTGACAATAATAGAAAAGAAAATCAATATCCCTTTCACTGAAGTTGAAATAACTAATCCAAAAGGAACCGCATATTTCATACCACAAGGTGGTGAATGGTCAGGGGTACCGATTTCTTACGATTATATTTTCAGTGGAGACTCAAATACTGATTTACAAGACCACATATCTTCTAATTATACAACAATACCAATAATTGTTACCGGATTTACCAAGTCATCTTTAAATGATTTGGCCCAATATAATGGAAACACTAACATAAAAGGTATGTCATTTAAACAAAATCAACAAGTAACAGGAACAAGTAATACTGTTGGTGTTTATAACGGTCCTACAAATGATGGTTTAGGTGTTTCTTATACCATTAATGGTATTGATTATTACGACTATAACGATGGTACAACTATATATGTCGCTAAGTCTTCAGGACTTACCTCTAATTGGTTAGTATCATCAGGATTAACAAAGGATGAAACATTAATTAATGTTGTGGACCAACCACAAATATTCTCTAATGTTTACATTGAAAGAGGTAAAATTTCTGCATTTGAAAGGGTTAGAAGATTAGGGGAAGTATCAACAATTGGAGGATTAACTATTTACGGGTATAAATTTTTCAACGTCAATAAAAACGATTAATAAGTATTTATAATTAAAATTAGAAGATGGCAACAGGAACGTACGGAACCATAAGACCTGCAGATGTATCACCGGCGGATGTCGAGATAATATTGAATTACACGGAAAGTAGAGACGATACAGATAATTTTATACTGACAACTCTTAACGCTCAAGACGTGTTAAAGCCATATTTTAATAATGGAGATACAGGTGGTAACGCGAATATAGAAATTTTAGGTGGATTATATAATCTCAAACTACCTGCAGAACAATTTAACGCTCTTGGTATATACACATTATATATAAGACCCGCTCAAATTAGAGTACCGATTATGGATTGCGGTGTTTTATCTGCTTTACCAAATGTTAAAGGATTGATTTTCGATTTAAGTCAGGTCCCTTCTCAATTCACAAATAAATTTGTCGCACAGGGGTTGGTAGGGTTTAGAATTGAATATTTAGACGCTTCAGGAGCCAAAATTCCTAATTTTTTTAGAATAATTACTTCTTCTTTCTTTTGTGAACCTGTTGTAGAAAATTTGACAAATAGTTCACAAAAAGCAATCAGATATCGATATGTTGATGGGGCAACCAATTTATTATATTGTACCGTTTCACCATCTTCATCACCATCTAACAAGCCAAACGCAACACCTTTCATCGGTCAACCTAATCAAACCGTTGTTATAACAAACACGTATTTCAATCCTGTTACTGTAGAAGTTGAAATTGTTGAGCATGATATCTCAACACTTGCAATTGCTCTTTATGGTAATCAGACCAAATCTCTTGATGACGGTATCTATACCATTTACGACTCTGGTAATAACATCTACAAACAATACAACCTTTACGAAGTTAGAGATGAATTTAACAATCTTCTTTACGAGGTTAGACAAGATAGAAATAATAATATTGACTACAGTAAAAACTTTAATAACATCACTCAGTAATGGCTAAAAAGTATCTTTGTCCTCCACAAAAAGCAACCGCAGACAATACATTTTCCGATAATTTAGTTGGATTCCAACTTGTCGGTGGTGGTGGTTTGACACAGGGTAATTTTGAGTTCACAACTAGTGTTACAGAAAAAAGTAATAGAGAGTTTATAATTGGTACATTTTCTGACCCAATAACATTAGACTCATTAGGTGTGGTTAGTATTGAGGAGTCAAAGGCGATTGTAGAAAAAAACTTCCAAGTCTTTCCAAATTTTGATTTAAGTCAGGTAACTAATTTTAGTCAATATGGTTCTTTATCAAAAAGAGTTTCTGTTTCACTAACAAAGATAATTAATTTTTTTCCTGCCGCTTTAGAATCAACAACACAAAGAAAAAATTTTACAACAGGTTCTACCGCTACTAATATAACGTTTGACCCTGTTAATAACTTTACAACTTTTACGTTAGATGTTAGTAAAATCTCAAACCCACTATCAGTTGACTTCACGACAAATGCCGCTAGAAATGTTGCGGTTAGTGAAACAGAATTATCACCTTTGAGGAATATGACTGATAATGCAATTAACTATGCGTTATACATAAATGATTCGTCCTATAAAGTTCTTAAAATAGTTCCTACAACTAGTTTAACAACTGGTAGTTTGGTTATAAATGTAGTTGGAGACCCATTCAGCGGAGGTTCAATTTCTTATGATAATTTATATGTAAAACCAAATGATGATAATACTGAAAGGGTTTTTTCGCAAGATTTCGATGAAGTTGAGAGATTTTTATTGAATAGATTAGTGACACCTATCTATACTGCAAATTTCAGTATAATACGAGAACGAAACGATGGTTCTTTTTATTTGACATCAGATTCTGCAACATGGCCTAAAGATGGTTTATGGAATATCGATATACGAACCCCAAGTTTTAATACATACGTAAACAAACTTTCTAATTTAACCGAAGACTTTGACCAATTTAGAACAAACCTTATTGTTAGATTTTTAACAACAGGTGCGTTTAAAGACTTTGATACTGATGACCAAAAGATAACTAAAGTATTACAAATATACGGTAGAAGTTTTGACCAAGTAAAAAAATTCATAGATGCGTTAGCATATATGAATTCAGTAAACTATAATGTTGGAAATGACATACCATCTCAGTTATTAAAAAATTTAGCCCAAACACTAGGTTGGTCGGACAACATATCTCCGATTACAAATACTAATTTCTTAGATTCAGTTTTCGGCACATCCCAACCCTCACAATTTTTGGGTTTGAGTAGAAGTTACACGCCTGATGAATTGAATTATCAATTTTATAGAAATCTAATACTAAATTCCGCCTATTTGTTTAAATCTAAAGGAACTAGAAAATCAATAGAAGGATTATTAAAATTAATTGGAGCCCCTGATGCATTAATTGAATTCAATGAAACAATTTATGTTGCTGACCAAAAAATAAACATGGCTCAGT